CACGCTGGAAGAAGTGGGTAAACAGTTCGACGTGACCCGCGAACGTATCCGTCAGATCGAAGCGAAGGCGCTGCGTAAACTGCGCCACCCGAGCCGCTCTGAAGTGCTGCGTAGCTTCCTGGACGACTAATTGTCCTGAACGTAAAAAAGCTCCCTCCGGGGAGCTTTTTTGTTTCTTCTCTCCATGAAAATGGAAGAGGCTCGTTTTTCCTCCTTTCCCTATGGGAGAGGACTCGTCTTTCTTTCTCTCCCTATGGAAGGGGGCTCGTTTTTCTCCCTCTCCCTGTGGGAGAGGGTCAGGGTGAGGGCATCAGGCCGCAGAGGACTTCACAGCCCCCGTGTCACCAGCGCCTGATCCAGCTCGCGATACGCCTCTACCAGCTTATCCAGCGTCGCCCTGTTCAGCCCGCTCGGATTAGGCAGCACCCATAACTGCGTCACGCCGATGGTAATCTTCTGCTTTCCCCACTGCACCCCACGCTGGCTGAATGCCTGCTCGTAGGCCTGCTTGCCCAGAATCGCCAGCGCCGCAGGCTGGTAGTCCTCAATCTTCTTAATCAACTCGCGCCCGCCGCTGCGCAGCTCATGCAGATTCACCTCGCTCGCCTGCACCGTGGGCCGCTCCACCAGCATGGTGATGCCACAGCGCGTATCCAGCAGCTGTTGCTCCTCTTCCGGCTTCAGCAGCTTGTCGGTAAACCCGGCCTGATAGATTACCTTCCAGAAGCGATTTCCCGGATGGGCAAAGTGAAAACCGGTGTGGGCAGAGGACTTGCCCGGGTTGATACCGCAGAACACCACCCGCAGTCCTGGTGCAAGGATGTCGTTGATCATGATTACTCCTGCTTAATGGTTCATGCTCTAAGTATAAGAGATTGAAAATGGGTTGTTTATAAAAACAGCAGGCAGGTGGGTATGGCTGGATTGCAGCGAGGAGTTACTTTATAATCCTCCGCCACGGCCCCTTAGCTCAGTGGTTAGAGCAGGCGACTCATAATCGCTTGGTCGCTGGTTCAAGTCCAGCAGGGGCCACCAAATTTTAGCTTTAGAATCATATAATTAAGCCACTCTAGCGAGTGGCTTTTTTGTTTTCTCAATCCATGTTGGCAGCAAAATGGCAGCAGTTTTTTTTCAGTGCCATTAAAAAACCCGCCGTAGCGGGTTTCTCTCAAAAGCTCATGTGCCCTTGACCGGCACTTGTAGGATGAGGCGGAGCCTGGTTTATCAGGTTTGGAGCTGCGATATAACGTACAACCGTTTCATGCGTCACAAAGGTGGTCCCACAGTTTATATTCTGGCACTGACAGTAGCGCTCCTTTGTCTGATCAGATACCCGAAAGCTACTCCGGGTATGTGCCGCGTGTCCGCATTTCGGGCAATTCATCATTTCCGCTCTCTCCGCTCCGTCCCCTGCAATCACACAATGATACACTAGCTTCCATTTTGTGAACAAACTCATTCCATTTATAAATCATCTATTTTCACTTCGAGTTCCAGACTTGTAACAAAGCCGCTATCCGGGCCGATAGAATGGGTCAGGGTGGTTACGGTCCATTCCGCATCATCTATTGGCTGTTTAAAGCCGCTGACCTTTACCGGCATTTCCGTATAGAGATCGGCCCGGCCTTCTGCGAGCTGCAGCGAGAATGAAGCCACCCCGCGCTGCAGCCGTTCCCACTGCATTTTTGCAGCCCGTTCAGCATTAGCCCTGTTAGCATAAGTCCGGTTGAGTACCAGCACATTTTCATCCGTCCCCACCAGGTAATCCCCCGATTTCGCCTCCGGCTCCTTTGGTTTCGTGTTCTTCCTGCGGCGGCGCTTAACTTTCGTCATCTCCTTTTTCTTTGGTTCCCTGGTATGCAGCCAGCTGGCAATGACGCCGGTATAAGCGCCACGATCTGCCAGGGTAAAACGGTGGCCGTCACCCTCCTTTCGCGTGATGGTCACAACCGGCAGCGGCTTTCCGCTTGCCGTTCTCCCCTGCCCCTGCCGGATGAACAGCAGGTTGCCGCTTTTGACTGACGCTATAGCACCGTACTGACGCGCCAGTTTCATCAGAAAGCTCGCGTCGCTTTCGTTCGTCTGGTCCAGGTGATCCAGCGACAGGCCTGACAAGTCCTGCCCTAATGCCATTTTGAGATTATGGCGGGTGGCGATTTCTCTGATAACGTCCCCCACGGTTGTCTGATGCCAGGACTTTTCACGGCGGATATTCAGGGTTGCCCGGAAATCAGCACTGCGGGCGCGAATCGTGAGGCGATCAGGTGCCCCGCTGTGCTCAATTTCATCGACGGTAAACGCCCCTTTAGGGAAAAGCGGCTGGCCTTCCCACCCCAGCGCAAACTGAATAACTGCACCGCGACGCGGCAGGACAATCTGCCCGTCCGCGTCATCCAGTTCGAGATCAAGCTGGTCCGCTTCAAAGCCCCGGTTATCGGTGAGCGTCACGCTCATCAGGCGCTTGTCCAGTGTTGTTGTTACGTCCTTACCTTCGATGACAATGTTAAAGGCCGGACTTTTGCCGTACAGACTGAGGAGTTCAGAATTGAAATTCACTGCAGCAGTCCTCCAACCGTCTTAGTAACATTCCCTATCGCGGACGATGCGGAGTCTTTCAGGTTACTCAGCTGATCACTCAGGCTGCCGAACATACTGAACAGCGATTCATCCACCCGTTTGAGCGTCAGCGTGAACTCAATCCGCCGCGCCATCCCGCTTTCAAAAAACTCCGTCTTTGTCTGGTTCAGGCTCTCGATCACGAACATGCCATAAATAGTCCCGCTCCCCTCAATCAGCGGCCATGCCTTGCCCTGTTCTGCCATCTGCTCCAGCGCCAGCAGTGACAGCCTGCCGCCGGTAATTTCCGGCAGCAGGACACCGGAAAGCGTCAGCGAATCGTTATCCGGTCCAAGAAACTGCGTCGACGGAGGGCGATTGATGCGGCTGTTCACCGCGTGCCGCCAGTTGCGCTGATACTGCAGTTCCTGATAAGGCACCGTGCGCAGCGTGAAAACGTATAGCCCCAGCACCATCATCATGATTCATATCCCCCCTGGTCACTGTAATTGCTGCGCGCCTTCGCGCGGGTGCGGCGTTCCCGCTCGTCGAGCTGGCGGGCAACTTCGCGCGCAGGCTGACGCGATCAAAAAGCTAACGCAGCAGTACAACGTGACCTATATCGGCATCGACTCGACCGGCGTCGGCCACGGCGTTTATGAAAACGTCAAAGCATTCTTCCCGGCGGTACGGGAGTTTGTCTACAACCCCAATGTCAAAAATGCCCTGGTGCTCAAGGCCTACGACATTATCAGCCACCGCCGCTTGGAGTTTGACGCCGGGCACACCGACATTGCGCAGTCTTTCATGGCTATCCGCCGTGCCACAACTGCCAGCGGCAACCGCCCCACCTACGAAGCCAGCCGCAGCGAGGAAGCCAGCCATGCTGATCTGGCCTGGGCAACGATGCACGCACTGTTTAACGAACCGCTGCAGGGCGAAGCCGCCAATACCAGTAACATTGTGGAGATTTTTTGATGGTTAAGAGAAATAAGAACCGCGCTGTAGCTGCGCATAACGTTCAGCGCAGCTGCGATATATCTACAGAAGCATTCAGCTTTGGTGATCCGATCCCGGTACTCGACCGTCGGGAATTGCTGGATTACGTGGAGTGCGTGCAGATGGACCGCTGGTATGAACCGCCGGTGAGTTTTGATGGCTTGGCCCGCACCTACCGCGCCGCCGTGCATCACAGCTCACCGATTGCCGTTAAGCGCAACATTCTGACCAGCACGTTTATCCCACACCCGTTGCTGAGCTAGCAGGCATTCAGTCGTTTTGTTCAGGACTATCTTGTATTCGGTAATGCCTATCTGGAAAAGCGCACCAACCGGCTCGGCGACATTCTGTCGCTTGAGCCGTCAATGGCGAAATACACCCGCCGGGGAGTAGATCTGGATACCTAATGGTTTGTGCAGTACGGCACGACCACGCAGCCGTATGAATTTACCAAAGGCAGCATCTTTCACCTGATGGAGCCAGACCTGAACCAGGAGATTTACGGCCTGCCGGAATACCTGTCCGCCATCCCTTCCGCCCTGCTGAACGAGTCCGCCACCTTGTTACGCCGTAAGTATTACATCAACGGCAGCCATGCGGGATTTATCATGTACATGACCGACGCTGCGCAGAACCAGGAGGACGTGAACAACATTCGCCAGGCCATG